GCGTCAACAGTCTAGCATTGATAAATTAGACGGCAGATTAGACGCGCTAGAAATACAACAACCGCAGATTTTAGAATTGCGCTCATGGGTGCTAGGTGGCTTTGGTACAATTATCGGCTCTGTTTTGGTTGCTATGTTGGCGTTGGTGATTAAAAATGAAATACCTTAAAGGCTTTTTGCAACTATGCTTAGCAAGTGGCATTTGTTGTATAATCGCTTTTAGTATGTGGCTTGTTTATTTGGCGTTTTGGTTGATTGAGGGGATGAGATAGTGGCCGCACCGATTGGCAATAAGTTTTGGATGATGAGGTCAACTCATGGCCGTAATCCTATTTTTGCTAATCCAGAAGCACTCTGGAATGCGGCTTGTGAGTATTTTGAATGGGTGCATGACAATCCATTACTTGAAGAAAAATTATTCCACTCTCAAGGTATTATTACTAAAGATACTGTATGCAAAATGCGAGCAATGACCATCCAAGCATTATGTTTTTTCTTGGATATCTCTGATGAGGCTTGGTCTGATTATTGTAATCGTCAAGATTTTGTTGGAATCACAACGAGAATTAAGAAAGTTATCTATAGTCAGAAGCTAGAGGGAGCAGCGGCTGACCTGCTTAACTCTAACATCATTGCAAGAGAGTTAGGATTATCAGATAAGGTTCAAAACGAACACACAGGCGCGAATGGTACAGCGTTACAGCCGCCAGTATTTAATTTTAATCCTGTCAAGCCAAAAGATGAATCAAGTTAGTTTTGATTATCCAAACAAGCTGCACCCGTCATTTGTAAATCTACAAACCAACCAATACGATACTATCATTTGGGAGGGTGGGCGAGGTGGCGCAAAATCTGAGGCATTGGCTTGTATCGCTATTACCGAGTCTTTTATTGATGATGGTGTGATTCTATGCTGTCGTGAGATTCAAAAATCTATTGCTGACTCACTCTATGCAACCATAGTTAGTGCCATATCAAAATACAAACTTGACCCTTATTTTAAAATACTCAATAACGAAATAACCAACCTAATCACAGGCTCTCGTTTTATTTTCGCTGGTTTAAAGTCAAACATCACGTCTATCAAGTCTATCAATAAATTACGCGTAGTGTTGACGGATGAAGCCGAAAACATCTCAGAGCAATCATGGTCGTACTTACGCCCTACACCACGTTATGGCCAAGTTCGTTTCTATGTCGTGTTTAACCCGCGCTTTGAACATGATGCGACATGGCAGCAATTCATCATTAACAAAGACGAGCGCACCCTACACATAACAATCAATTGGCACGACAACCCGTGGTTTCCTGAGTCATTGAACAATCAGCGTCTAAGAGACTTGCGAGGCGATGCAGGGCGATATGCTTGGATATGGGAGGGTAAGTTTTTACAAATTAGCGATAGCTCTATTTTGGCCAAAAAATTAAAAGTATTAGATTTTGAGATAACAAAAGAGTTTGGCACACCATACATCGGCATAGACTGGGGTTTTAGTGTTGACCCAACAGCAATTATTGAATGCTATCATTATAATGATTGTTTATATATCACGAACGCAGCCGCTAAAGTCGGACTAGAGCTAGACGACACCGCAAAATACCTTATTAATAACGCGCCTAATGTGCTTAAATACACATCAAGAGCAGATAGCGCACGACCTGAGACTATATCAAAAGTTAAAAAAGAAATACCACTTATAACGGCGTGTAATAAATGGAAAGGCAGCGTTGAGGATGGTGTAGTATTTTTACAATCGTTTAATGCTATATACATACACCCCAATGCAGATGCGTGTTATGGCGAATTATCAGCATACAGTTATAAGACAGATGATAGTGGTGAGCCGACCACAATTATACAGGATGCTGACAACCACTATGCAGATGCGTTAAGATATGCTATAGAGCCAATTATTAAGCATCAAAGCACCCCACGAGTGAGACGGTTATGAGTAAAAAATGGTGGCAATTTTGGAAAGGCGAGCAGAAAATGAGCAGCCAACAGCTCGCCATGTTGCTACGTCAAAACTCAGCTTTTACCTCTTACAATTTTAGTCTTTTTGTTGAAGAGGCCTACAATCAAAACCCGACTGTTTATCGCTGCATACAAGAATATGTTAGGGCTTGGAACTCATGTCCGATTGTGATTAAGCGCGGTGAAGATGTTATCACTAATACAACACTATCGACTCTATTAAACAAGCCAAACGACACGCAAAACTGGCTTGAGTTTATGGAGCAAGCAATCATTTATTATTTGATTGCAGGTGAGTGTCCCGTGTGGGGTGATTCTGTTATCCCGACCCGTCCGCCAAAATCCCTTTACATTTTACGACCTGATTGGCTTACACCGTATTTAGAGCAAAACGGTATGGGTAAGGTGTCGTATTGGCAATACACAAGCGGAGACTTGACAACATCGAGCTCGACAATATACCCAAGTAATTTTGTATTGTGGAAAGCATTTAACCCGTTATGCCGTTACCGTGGTAGCAGTCCATTGTCACCATGCGCCTATGCTATTGACCAATTAAACGAGTACGCAAAAACGAATTACTCATTGCTCAAGAATGGTATGCAGCCGAGCGGCGCATTAAGTACCGAACAAGTGTTAACTGACGAGTCATTTGCTAGACTAAAAGAAGAATTTAACGAAACTTATCAAGGCAGCGACAACAACGGCAAGCCTTTAATGTTAGAGGGCGGCTTAAAGTGGCAACCGTTTAGTTTTAATTTAAGAGACGCGGAGTTTTTGGGCGGTAAAACATCGGCTAAAAAAGACATTTGTGAAGCGTTGGGTGTGCCGACTCAGTTATTAGGCATTGATGGTAGTCAAACTTATGCGAACTACGAACAAGCAAGGGCAAGTTTTTACGAAGATTCTGCAATCCCTTTGTTAGATTCATTTTTAGCTGTTTTATCGCAGTGGCTTGGCCTTAAAGTCGGACTACAACCGAATGATGTATTGTGTGTTGATATTGATGGTGTAGCAGCATTAGAGCCCAGACGTGCGGAGCGTAATCAGATATTAGATAAACTGCAATCTATCAGCACAAACGAAAAAAGAGCCGCGATGGGTTACGAGCCTAAAGATGGTGGCGATGAGATACTTATCAATAGTGGATTAGTGCCGTTAGACATGGCAGGGGCAGACATTCCACCAATTAACCCGATGTTATAGCTATGACAAGAGCGCAAAAACTAAAATATGCTAGAGCTGTTTTGATGACTCAAGACCGCATAGCATTGCGCTATCAAAGAATTGTTAGAAAAGAGCTAAAGCAAACGGCTCAAGAGTTATCACAATCTTATTTGACCAATGAGTCACGCGCTCAGTTTGTTGACGTACAAACACAACACGCTGAAAGAATGCGCGTTATTCTTGAAAACCTTTCGCTTGATGCGTCAAACGCTTTTAAGGTATTTACGCTTAAAGCAACCAAAAAAGCACCACTTTTTGATAACTTTATTGAACAGCGTATTTTTGACATATTATCTAAAAATGCCAATGTTATATCTCAAACAATCGCAGCAAATACGATAGCCATAGCGAGCGCGGCCATTGCTCAAACAATGACAACAGCAACACGAGACGCCGTTAAATCAGAGCCTATAAACGTGGCCAGAGCGATTGTTAGGGCGACAGGTGGCGCAGCATCGGTTAGCAGAGCGATGACGATAGCACGAACAGAAACACACAAGGCGGCAAATACATCACAATACACGCGGGCAGAATGGGCAGCACAAGATGAAGGGCTAGATGTTGTTGTTGAGTGGATAAGCACAAACGACAGCCGAGTGAGAGACGCTCACAAAAACGCAGACGGGCAAAAGCGCGATATTGGCCAGCCGTTTAATGTTAATGGTGAGATGATGATGCACCCAAGCGACCCCAAAGCGAGTGCTGCTAATGTTATCAATTGCAGATGTGTTTTAGGGTATGATACAAATTAAAAAGCCCCAAACGGCGAAGCATGGGGCTAGTAACAGCACGATAAAACAGAGGAAAACCGCACAGTCGCACATAATATATCACAGTTTTGGAGCGATGCGATGCGTTTAAACTATACAAAAGCATTAAGTTTAGTTGATGATAACTTTGATGCACAGAATGAGGGAATGTTCACGGGTTACGCGGCAGTGACAGGTAACGTGGACTTAGGCAATGACATTATTTTGAAAGGTGCTTTTCAAGACTCACTAGCTAAAACAGACCCGTCAAAAGTAAGGGTGTTATGGCAGCACGATTGGAACAACCCTATCGGCAAAACATTCTCAATGCAAGAAGATGACAAAGGTTTGCGCGTTGATGGTGAATTGTTGCTTGATATTGAGCGCGCACGAGATACGCGCACACTCATTAAAAACAATGCTATTGATGGTTTGAGTATTGGATTTACGATTGATGATTTTAGTTATGATAACAATACGCGAGTCATTAAAAAACTAACGGTACATGAATATAGTTTTGTGACTTTTGCTATGAATCCGCAAGCTATTGTCAATGATATAAAATCGTGTAAACTAGAAAGCGTTAGAGATTGTGAGCATTACCTGCGCGATGTTTGTATGTTGTCACGTTCTGAAGCTAAAACACTAATTAGCAAGATTAAAGCTAGTCGAGACGATGAGCCGAACTTTGATAATTTAGCAGCTTCACTATTGAAACTTAATCAAACATTGCGAGGTCAAAAATGACTACCGAAATCGAAATCAAAAAGCTAATGGACGACACTTTGTCGGCTGTTGAGCAATCCCGCAAGAGCCAAGATGAAGCCATTGCCGAAGTTAAAAAGCATGGCCAAGTTTTAGCGTCCACTCAAGAAAAGCAGGCTAAAATCGAGACCGACATTGCTGGCATGATTGAAGCAATTCAAGAAGTCAAAAAGTCGCAGCTTGCACAGGCCGAAGCTAAACAAGGCATTAGCGCATTAGAGCTAGAAGCCAAAAACGCTTTATTCAAAATGATGCGCGGTCATCGTTTAGATGATGCAGAGCAAAAAGCCCTTAGTACCATTACTAATCCCGATGGTGGTTATTTAACTACGTCCGACACAACTGGCCGTATCATTGCGCGTGTGCGTGATATGTCACCAATGCGTCAATATGCCAATGTTAAAACTATTGGTAAAGGCCGCTTAGAAGGCGTGGTAAATAATGGCCGTAATGCTGCATCGTGGGGCTATCAAGGTCAATCTGTATCTAATACCGCCACCAAGCAGTTTGGTAAATATCAGATTGATGTTAAAGACTTGATTGCTTATCCGTCTGCTACTACTCAAATGATTGAAGATGCCGATTTAGATATTGAGTCTTTGGTTATTGACGATTCGTCTATGGCATTTGCCGAATCCGAAGGCAGTGCATTCTTAAACGGTGATGGTATTTTAGAGCCACGCGGCTTAATGACTGTTGCCACAGCATACACAGGCGACAATA